CATACCGCCCATAGCAAAACCTGCAATACCGCCTGCGGCTAGACCACCTGTGCTTGATGAGTCGAGCGTATCTGTTTTACCCGCTGCTGCGGCAGTTTTGTCGGCTTCAGTTTTAGTGGCAGCCGTCTTCTTAGCTTTAGCATCGCGCCATTTAGCGGCAACCGTAGACAGGGGCACGCCCGTAGCGGAAGCAATTTCTTGAGGGGTGAGGTTGTTCTCAACCGCCCAGTCGTATGTAACGCTGTCGGCTTGGCCTTGGTTCGCTTTAAAGTACGCGGCAATCTCGTTTGGTGACATCAAGTAGTTAGTGCCGCCAGTCGGGTCTTGGTACTCAGCCACATAATCTTTGTTGAGTTTGTAGCTTCTTGTCTCAGGATCAAAGGTGTACTGCTGGTTTCCACTGCCCGGGTATCCAAGCGTAGCTTCCGCGTATGGACGAGCTATTTGACCAACGGTAGATTTGGTTGGGTTTGCACCTTTGCCCATCAGGAAGTTGTACGCGGCCTGCGAGTCACCAGTCATCTTGTTGTACTTGGCGTCGTAGTAGCGGTTCTTCATCTGCTGGGGAGATAGCGGCGTTGCCCTAGAAGCAACATCCGGTGCTAACCCAAGTTTGTCCATGAAGTTGGCGTGATCGGTATCGGTGGCATTAGGATTTAGCGTAATCCAGTTACGGTACAAATCAAGCTGTGCATTTTGGGCAGCGGTTGTAGCGGCTGCTTGTTCTGCAAGTTGTTGTTTGGCCAATGTTATTGGCGAGGTTGTAAACCCGCTTGAGCCGCCGTAGTTAATAATTGGGCCTGTCGTACCTGTGGTTGTTTCAGAGCCAACGCCTGTAATTTTGCCTTGGCCAACTTGCGTACCAATAACAGCCGCATCCCCAGCCGTGCCAACGTACGTGCCATCCACTGTAATTTTGTTTGCTGCGGCTGCGGCATCTGCGGCAATTTTGTCTGCTTTGGCTCTGGCAATAGCTTCAGCTTCTAGTCTGGCTTTCTCTGCGGCTGCGGCTGCTTCGGCGGCAGTTTTACCGTCTGCTAATGCTTTCAACCTAGCCGCTTCTGCGGCTGCGTCTGCTTCCGCTTTTAATCTAGCATCTTCTATTGCTTTTAATCTAGCGGCTTCTGCTGCGGCTTTTGCGGCTGCTTCTGCATCTGCTATTGCTTTTAATCTAGCGGCTTCTGCGGCTGCGTCTGCATCTGCTTTGGCTTTAGCATCTGCTAATGCTTTTAATCTAGCGGCTTCTGCGGCTGCGGCATCTGCTGCGGCTTTATCACGGGCATTAAAAATGTCCGTTGAAGTCTTGCCAGTAGCACGCAATACATCGGCATCAGTTGTGCCGGATGTTTTCATTAGCTCTAATGCTTGCGCCCGAGTCAAATTAGGGTCTTTAAGCGCGGTGTTAATGTTTTGGCTAAGCCCCGCCAAACCTCCGGCGGTACCTATGTCACTGTGAGTAGCCGCATATTGCGCAGCGGCAGATAAACCAGAACTCCCCAAAGCATTAGCCAACGCTTGGTTTTGAAGCCCTACGTCAGAAGTCTGTGCTAAAAATTGAGGCGCTGTAACTGTTGGTTGTGCTACCTGTTGAACAAAACGTTTTTCATAGTCGCCTTGCAGTCCTTGCGTGCCTGTAATTCGTGCAATATCGGCTGCAGACACGTTGTATGTCTGCATGTCTTTTGCAATCTGTGCATCCAGCGCACCAGAGCCTAACTTAGATGAGTCAAGCCCTTTGAAATAGTTAAATACGTCTTTGTCGCCAACAAGCATACCCGGTGGCGTACCGGTAGCCATACGCACAACATCACCGCCCCCAGCCAAGGCAACAATGCCGCCTTCGTTAAAAGGTTTGAATGCAGGCGTGCCGTAGTTCTTTGCGGGCACGGGATTCAAACTACGATACTGCCCGTTGGGGCCGTAGATAAACTGATTGATCGTGTCGTTGCCTTGAATGTCTGGCATCGAAGTTGTTGTAGGAACCATCATGCCCGCCATGATTGGTGCGGCTGCGGCAGACCCGTACTTGAACAAATCTTTTGCATAGGGGGCTGGATTGTTGGCAATAGCCCCAAGACCTGATGACGCCCTTTCCATAAAACCCGCGTTTCCAGCATTTGATACTGCGGTATCTCGAAGAGCGCCTACATCCGTAGCGTATTTGGCAATCTGTTCTTGCGTTGCACCTTCTGCCAGTGTGGGGAAACTGCCAGCCAATTGTTGTGCGCCAATGTCTGCCGCCGCTAAGCCACCAGTGCCTGCATTCATCAAACTTTCGCCTAGACCCGCACCCCCGTACGCGCCCAAGCCTGCCATCAAACCGCGAGACAGACTACCTGTAGCCAATGCAGTAATACCGCCAGTAGCCGCGCCAGCCATAACCGCAGATAAACCGGGGCCACCAAAAGCAACACCTGCTGGGCCTAAGAATGCGCCAAGGGCGATAGGGGCGACAGCTTTGAACAGATCAGAAAGGAAGCCAGCTTCGGGTAAACCCGTAGTAGGGTTGATGGTCATTGTTCGACCGTTGGCTTCGGCAAAGGCTTGTAGGCGCTGGACTTCGTCCGGCGTCATGTGTACGAGTAATGAATCGTCACCGCGGCCTTGCGATGCTACTTGTTCGGCAAACTTATGCAGGCTCATTTTTGCCTCTCAAAATGGGGGTTGGTCGATAATATCATGTTGACGTCTTTATGCGAAGCATTTGACTGGTATCCTGTACACCGTCTTGTGTATCTCTGTAAACATCACCAAGCCTTAAATTAGGCAGGTCGGCATCAGTGGGCAGTGTGGCAAGGTTTAAATTTAGCGTTGTCCCGCCCATATCACCGGGGTTGGACAGTTGATTAAAGTACAGACGCAAGACGTTGTTCAGTTGACTGAAGTAGCGGCTCTCATACGCCGCTGGAGCCAGCGGTAAGCTTGGTGGGGTTGCATTTAGTTCAGCCATTACCTACGTCCATCAGCCCTGATGTCAATTCTTGGTGCGCCAAGTTGCCACTGTGTATTCAACTGATTTGAGTCAATTTTAAATATCATCTGGCGACCGCGCATGCGGGTCATTATTTGGCCTGTAAATTGTTCTGTAATAACGTACGTACTGCTCTTGGCTACGGGCTGGGACGCTGTGCTTGTCACGCCAGAGCCTGAGTTTGCTAAGCCAAACAGCGTCATGTTGACTGAGGCAGGTGCGCCCGCAGGTGTGTTTGTAGAGTCGCTAAAAGTCAGATCAGGAAGGACGCGCCACACAAAACCAAAATTGTGTCCGTCACCAATGTCAAACTCAGACGAGCTAATGTAAGCGTTAATTGCAACAGGGGTGCCGGTTGTGTCATCGTTTAGCCCTGTTTCGTGGTTAATTAAGTTACCCGTTTTTACATTGCCGTTGTACTTTGCTGCTATGGGAACAGACTGTAGACCAGAGTCAAGCCACGCCGTGCGTTCAAGCGTGCCGTAGTACCAGATTTTCTCAACGTAATTGTAGATAACGTACTTGTCAATAGTCGTGCTGTTAGCCGAACAGTAGAACCACCAGATTTCATTGAAGCCCTCGTTTGTACCAGCAAATATTTGCAAAGCCTGATTTTGGTTAAGATCACTAAACACAAAACGGCGCAAATCACAATTAAGAGTCTGCACACGGCCATCGTAAGAATAAAACTTATCTACGCCCATCCAATACACAATACCCGAAGCAACTACAGCCGAGTTAGAACTCATGATTGAGACGTTGTCACCAAGCAGTTGCGGTGCCCATACGAAGGGGGGCCCAAGGTATTGCAAAGAATACACAGCCGAATCGGTAAACACAAGGATTTCTTGACGAGTTTGGACAGTTGTGATGATCTCTGAGCCGTGAGATATACGTATAAACCCCGCTTGGTTTGTAGGGTCGGGCGTCCAATTGAAAATATCGTCTTGCCCGCACCAGCGAATTAACATCGGATCAAGCGTGGCCGAACCATAGTCGTTACAACCAAAGGTTAAAATAAAACGAGATGTGTCCGATACAACAATGTTGTTCTGAACTGTCGGCACATCCACAATTAAAGACACGTACACCCCTGTGCCCGTAGAAGCCGTATTAACCGCGTTGCCTGCGCTGTCCAAAAGTTTAAACGTCAATCCGTTTACTTCAAACACATAGTACGTAGTTGCCGCAGCTATGCCAGTGGGCAGGGATGTAGTAGCCGCAAACTGAAGGGCTGCGCCTTCTGTAAATAAAACC